GCTTACAGAACACAACGCTGCCCCACCGATCGTTTGCGTATCAGTATCAATCGAATATGTTGCTTTTGCGGCAGAATTATCAACTGATTGCGCAGTTCGAACGTCGGTGTAAGTTTGACGAACGGCTTCAGAATAATTTTGATTTTCAGTCCATCCAGCATGGCTTGACATTGTGTCGCCTGCCGCTACTGACGGTGTTCCGTTCATGATTAAACAATACCAGGGGTCAACTTGAGCAGTCGCCGACAGGTAAAGAATGTCAAGAATGTGCTGCAATCCTTCATTGACAACAAGATTATGACCGCCGTCTTCCCATTTCATTGACTGAAAATCAGCATCAGCAACTTTAACGATACGACGTTTTCCGCCGACGATCTCGACTTTATCTTTGTGAATTATGCTACCATTCAAACGACGTTTCGGAGCAAATAATTGCGCTTGATAAACACCGCCAAGACGAACACGCCCACCAGATTTAGGGACGCTTGCGCTGATTAATCGTTGAATTTCATTGACATCAAATCTGACTGGTGCCCTATCCATTTTAATTACTCCTTGTGTTGAATGTTATAGACGAAGATTGACTTGTAAATGTAATTGATGCTGCTTTCGATGAAAATGTTATCGTAACTTCCCCATTGATGCCAAGCAAAGCGCTTACTGTTACATCACTTAGTTTTAATCCATCAGTTGCAGCAGTCAAAATTGTTAAAGCTTTTGCAACAGTGTCAGCAAACTTCACACCGTCAATTGAGCTTGCTATCAAAGTTGCAGTTGTTAATGCTGAATCACTAAATTTAACACCATCAGCAATCAACGCTGTAATAAGTGTTAAAATTACCCCGACAGTTGTGTCACCAAGTTTCATACCGTCAATAGATGCAACTGGAAAATTGAATCCAGGTAAAACAGAATCACCAAATTTTGATCCGTCACTTAACGAAAGATTAAATGTTCCATTTAACAACGGAGTATCACTCAGGCTTGCGCCGTCAGCAATTATTGCCAATAATACAGCAATCGATACGGGGGTGTCACCAAATTTTGCACCATCAATCGCCGCTGCTGCTATAATACCAGACAAAACAGCAGTTGGTGTATCGCCAAATTTTGCACCATCGCTTGTGGATGCAAGCATTGTTAAAACACGTAACACAGAATCACTAAATTTTACGCCGTCTGTTAATGATGCGATCATTTGTGCAACAGGTAATGCAGTGTCACCAAGTTTTATACCATCTATCGAAGTTGCTAACAACGTAATTAATCCGACATCGCTATCACTAAACTTTGCGCCATCCGTGATTATTGCTGCTGTCGTCAATGTTCGAATCGCAGAATCACCTAAATCGACACCATCGTTCAATGACGCTAATAACTGAGCAATATTTATATTTGAATCACCTGACTTCAGGCCGTCTGCAACTGCTGCTGCATATGTTGCTATTTTCGCAGCACTATCGCCACCCTTAAAACCATCTGTCAATGCTGCATTTATAGTCGCGGCAGTCGGAATCGTTTGCGTTGCAAAACCAAGAAAGCCAAGTGGGACATTATTGTCAACTACCAACCCAGACGGTGTTCCATTATTCAAATTATACGACAAATCAGGCTGAGTGCCGGAAACATCACCAGCGAATCCAGGTTTCCACCAACCCATACAATTATCATGTTGTATATTTGTTCGCATTTTGTGATATTCTGCTTCGATTTCAGTAAGTGTTAAAACAACATCAAAAAATTTAAACTCCCCATAATTCCCGTCAAAAGCATCGTTTACATTGTCGCCACCAATCATCGCTGCTGATGATGCATTCGATGTTTCTGTTCCACTGCCTGCTTGTTGAAAAATATATGCTGTCGCCTCCTGCGGTAAGTTGCTTAAATCACCTGAATAAAGCTTTTGAACGGAATCGGCACCACCGGAATTAAAGGTGCAAGCCATAAAAACCCATTTACCAGTTCCATGGTTTGGCAACGCAGACCAATAGGCAATAATTGTTAAATTTGTACTCGCGCGGGCAATTGACAATTCATAATGCGCGCCACTAAAATCATTTCCTGCATATAAAAAATTAGCGCCTTTATAAAAAAGTTGCTCATATGCCGTTGGATTATCATCCCAATAGTGCCAACCAAGCATCGTGCCAGCAAACTTATCATCAAGCTCTGTCGCACTTCCAACGTCTAAGTGATCAGCAGTTGATCCGTCAAAGCGTGCGCCCATTACCCACTAACCTCAAGTTGCGCCCAGATACGCAAAACAAGCGCTTTTTGCTTCGGAGTTGAATTCGATTTGAACGGCTCAGGCAAGCTGTTCACCAAGTTGATTTTTATCGTTTGCGCACCGTTTAAAGTGCCGGGCAAGGCATCCATAAAACTATCGACGGCGTTAATTGCCGCAACAAAATCATCAAGATTCATTCCCGCTGTTACTTTGGGATAAACAACCATTTCACGTGCTAATATTTTACCAGCACGCTTTAATTGACTTGCTGTAAAAGGCATATTTTACTCCCAAATTATTGAAGCAAGACAAAGCATACGCACTGCCAACGTCCAACTTGCGGTTTCAAATGTTAACGCAATAAATATTTTCTCCCCGGCGACTATCGTATCAGCATCGAGTGTAACTTTTAATTCCTTAAAATCGTCATTGTCTCCAGTTGCCCATGTGACAGTATTAACGCCTTCCGCATTCAATGTCATCGTGTCAAAGTTTTCAGTCGGCGCATATGAAAACCATTTCGGATTGATTTTTGCGTTACCCGTTACTGCATCAGCTTTCAATTCAAGTCGCAGTTTTGCAGTCCCAGACGGCAATACTTGCGGTGCTTCGAACGTCAAATACGCAATAGCATTTGCGCCTAATGAATCTTCCACACCAATCCCATGTTGACGCCGCGCATTTGTTCCACCTTCATAATCCATTTCAAACACTCGGCCTGTCGTGTCGAATGCTACACTTTGCCAATTTGCGGGACCACCTGCCATGTCATCACTCCATAATTTCTTAAATATCCGAACGACAAATCGAATTATCGCCCGGCACAATTCATAAAGCAGCAATTATCCAGCAGCGACGGCCGCTTCTGCTTCATCTTTAAGCTTTTTACGCAGTTTAGCAACATGCGCTTTGCCTTCAGGCGATTTAGCATCAAAGCCGCCTTTGACTTTTCCACCATCAGCACACCAGAGATTCGGCCATGTTTCACAGAGCCATTCACCGATTTCTTCGGTTGTCTCAACTGACTTACCATTTTCAACAACAACATCGCCCAATTTCTCATGCGAGAATTCCCGATGAAGCTTGTCAGCATGAAACGTATATTTCTTTTTTACGGTAGGCATATCAAAACCCTCACTTATAAATTAATAAATCACTTATTCTTTATTGAGTGCCCCGCAGGGCACCCATTTTACATACAAATCAAACTGCAATTACACAGTCAGAACGTTATAACCGACAACCGTTTGGATGAATGATGCAGACAATGCATTATAAACATCCTCATGATCAACGCGCCGCTTCGCAACAAGGATCATTTGATCAGTTTCAGCATCACGCAGAGCTTGAATTGTTAATCCAGTGCGTTCGCCGGTCATAAATCCACGACGATCAGTGAGATGAAGGACACCGCGATTAGTGGTTACACCATCTTCAACACCAGATGCATTCAAATCTTCACGAACATGCTCAGAAACGATGAGCGGTGAATCATCAATCGAACCAACTTGGCCAGTTACGTTTGCTGCCTGAGGACCAAACTCATTCAATTTTTGATATTCCGCAATTTGCAGAATCTTGTAATATACAAGGATTCCGGAAGTCCAGAACAGATTGCGAGGATTGATTCCGTATTTACCCATAAGCTTACGAGTATTACGCAGTAGGGTAATTGTCGGAGCACCGTTGCTGTAATCAAGACCAGCAGTCCCGGCGTTGTTTAGTGCCCAGTAGCGATGAGCTTTGAACGATTTCTGTGCAAGCGTCGCAGCGCCGGCAGCAGTATCAGCATCTTGGTGCGTCGTACTGTCGTCACCATTCAGTAATGCGGTTTCTTCGGCAGTTGCAAATGCGACAGCCAATTTGTTCCGTGAGAAATTCAACATATTGATAATCGAATCCTCGTTGACTTCTTCACTAAACAGAACGCGTGCAGCAAGCTTGATTGCACTAAATTCAACGTTCGCGGTTCCCGGAGTTGCAGCACCAATTTTCGTGGCGGCATCAGCGGTTGCTTGCGCTGTCAACTGTGCAACAAAATCAGCACCTTCAACAGGCAGCTTATACGGATTCGACGGCATTGAGAAAGTCTCAAATTGAGCAGCTACCCGGAATTGCAGACGGACAAGTTCCATCAGCTTACTTGAAAACCCGGTAGGGATCCACTCAAGACCTTCACCAGCAGTCAGAGTATCAAGTGCTTTACGCAATTGATCATCCGATTTCATGCGAGCGGGCATATCCTTAAACAATCGCGTCTCACGAACACAATCGAAATAAGGCCGACGGGTCGCATGCGCACGCGCAAGACCAGCAAGAAACAGGCGATCTTGATAATCTTTAAAAGACTCAAGCGCATGAACAGTTTCAGCATCATGCCAGATTTCAAGCTCTGCTTTTTCCATGCAATAAATCTTCACGCGCGGGTCGAAAACATTCGAAAGATCAGTCTTGTCATTGTCAAGCCATGACAATGAATGTTTCGAAAGATCGGCTGCCTTCAATTCAAACTTCTTCTCACGCTTTTGGCGGGCAGCCTCTATATCGCGTTCTTTGATAGCCAATAATTGATCGGCAACCGCTTTATCGAGATACTCACACATTTCGGGTGTTAAATCAGGAATGTCATCGGTATGACCTTCCGGCTTTGCTTTCAAACCAGAACTCTGAAGTTTATCTTCAATCAGATTTCCAATCCAAAGCACCATTTCATCCGCTGTTTTCGGTAAAACAACTTTTGTATCAGGCATTATAAAACTCCCTTACAATTTTAAATGATTAAGTTTGTTGCAATACCTCGGTGACACGTTGCATAAAGTCATTCGACATAAAGTCTGCTTCGACCTTTCCATCCTCCAGGGATTGCTCGTCTTTTAACCTTATATATTGTGGCGGGGTTTTGCCATGTTTCGTATAAATGACAACTAAATTGTCATAAAATCTTTTACGTTCATTCTCGTCTTCAATGACGATTGCACCCTCCATTAATTCAATCATTCGTGCTGCCGCTTCATCATAAGTCAATTCGGGCACAATAACCCCGATTTCTTTCTCAATACCGTTTTTACTATATGTGCGACGACGAACTTCCAGCGTGATTTCAACTGCTTCCGGCGTGCCCTTCAACACTGGCTTACCATCTTTCATCCCCCACTTAGCACGAACACAAATGTCATCGCTGAATGGTCTATCCCAGCCAACAAGACACAATACAACTTCTTTTTGAAAAGTCGCAGCGACAACAATTTCATCTTTGTCAGGGCGATAATTTGCGATGCTATTATGTTCAATTAAGAAATCAGGCGCCAATGATTTAAGTTGCTCATCAATCCATTGATACGAATTTTCAATTGTCGATACAAGTCTATTCAAAATCGACTTATCTTCGCTGTCAACTTCTTGAATCGCTTGGTGATTAATTAAATCTTTGATTTCGCACCACTCAAGCCAACTATCAACATTCATTCCACGCTCTGAAACAGACGCATATTCATTCATATAATTCGCAAGTGGCAACATTTCTTTTCCAGAAATGCCGTCAAGCGACTTTCCGAAAGCCAATTGATTCGCCTCCGGGTTCGAAGGAATCGGAACACCAGAAAATTCAAGTAACTCAATTTCTTCGTATGTTACACCACGTTGTTGGTCAAGAATCGGTGCAGCAATTTTCTTCGGTTTAAAGCCAATTGATCCGGCGTTCAAATAACCATTTTGATATTTACTGAAGATAAGCGCTGAAAACGGGTCTTTAAGATCAAATTCTACCGTGGCTGTCATTTGCTGCTCAGTCTTGTTAATTGTGTTTACAAGCACTTTACCAATAGGAGGTAATGTTCGATCATGCGCCCACAGGAAGACAGGATTCTTTCTAAAGTTTGTAATGTCAACGCCTTTTGGCAAAACAACTTCGGAATCACGATCAACGGTCTTTGAAGTTAGAACAAACTCAATTGTCCCTTTTTCTGCATTGATAGCTTTTTCACCGTTAATTTGACAGCCAAAAAATTTGTTCTTCATCTTGAATCTCCTGTTTTATTCCGTTGTTCGTGCCTCAATGGTCGGAATAATTATACAACGTTCGTTTACTTCTTGTGGGAAAGGCATTTCTTTCCCATCCTCTAAAATAAATGTTTCATCATTGTTCCTGACAATACCATCCATTGAAACATGCGAATCACGAACACGATCATCACGAGATGTAATCCACATTTTTTTGCTGAATGCTGGAGACTGACGAATCCCCTCCATAATGCCGTGATTTGTTGCGCCAACAATTTCAGTGCGCGCAATGCGACGAGCGCGAATTAAATTATGCGAACCAAATACGCGCTCATTAACACGATCTGCAATTTGATCAATAGTTTCGTTTGCTTCAAAACCCGCACTCAGTTCTCGCTTGATTGCTTCATTCGTTGTTCGATTAACACGAATTGAAAAGTTTTCAGTCCGATTTGCAAGACCCGTTGTTGCAGCAGGGTGATTCAAATCAAATGAATCAATGTTCATAACTTCAATTATGCCATCAATGAATGCGCCCAAAATCAACGGATCACCAAACTTCGCTAACTCACTTTCCCAAAAGGCTACATCAAAAATTGCATCAGATTGAATAATGATAGGTTCGGTTGTCACCTTCCCCGAAACAGTCAAAACTTTACCCGATTTCGACCGCTTCATATTGTCACGAATCCACGCGGTTACAACACCCGCCTGACGATCTAAGAATGTAGTCATCCCTCGTTGAAAAGTAATCTCGTTTGCTTCAATCTTCTGAATCTTTTGTCGCCATATTTCCTCACGACCTGCGTCGGTTGTTTCATCGGCTTTTGTTCCAAGCATCATGCTTCTATCGGCCAAATGAGAATAATTATCTACTATTAATTTGTTGATATGCTCTAAAACATTGACAGTCGCTTTCCCTGATTCATCAATTACCGACGCACCGGGTGCAGGCTCGTCAATCGGACGTAAGCTGTTACTCATATAAAAACTATTTGATTCTTCAGAATCATCAGGTTCTTTATTGTAAACATCAACTCGCATATCATTCGGGGTCAATGCTCCATTTGCAATACCTTCTTTGTAGTCAGTAACTAACGCAGAACGATCTTCACGCAGCGCCTCAACCTCTGATTTGTCAAGGACATATTCAGCAGATGGGTCATTCGTTAAACGGGGAATTAACTTCAAGTTGATCAAATCAACTAACTTCTTACAGGTAGGAAGCAGCGTAGTTGTCCAAAGAAGCTTATTCGCTGCTGGCAAGTTTTCATATGTTTTCTGACCAAGACCAATCGACTCAAGCGGCACACCTTGAGCTATACAAATTTCTTCTCGCGTCATTTCACGCAACTTAACCCAATCATCCATTGCAAGTGCATTATTGACTTGATTAAATTTTACACCACCCCACAACACTGGGTTCTTGTGTAAGTTCTTGAGACCGCCCCATTCTTCTTCAAGCACTTTCATCATACGCTTTGCTTCATCTGCGCCGATTGGTTGTTCAGTTGTAAAGACCCCTTGAAATCTCATTCCATGTTCAAACGAATTCTTTGCAAACTCTGCTGAATTCAAATCAAGCACCATTGAACTTCGTGCTGCACGCAACGGTGTAATTCCACGAAGCGTTGAAAATGGATTAAAATATTTCAGGTAGAAAACTTCTCGCGCATCATATGAAATTGTTTTACCATCGACATGACGTTCATATCCACCGATAAATGTTTCAGGGTCAGGTAGGACTTCAACCTCATGAGAGGCCCAATCGCAATACATCGCAACAATCGTGTCACTAAGTTCATTTAAAAATTGAAGCTCCCAAAACATTTCACCCTGCAAGCGCAATCGAGCGATTGACTCATAGTAGAAATCGAATGCAGATTGAAAGTTATTAGGGTTTAATAGAGGAATGAATTCAGGTCGATCAGAGATGTCAACAACATCGTCACCACGTCTCGAAATAACCTTGTCGGGTAAGTTCGCAACATTTGTAGCAATCAAATCTATACAACGAAAGACCCACACAATGTTTTCGTAGGTCTTTTCAATTGAAGCTTGGTCGCCATGTGCTG